CTAGGTATTTCTTTTAATCTCTGTTGGAGAAATATTTCATGAATTGTGAACGCTCATACATCGCCGGGTTCGGGATATTGGCGTAATTCAATTTGCCTTGGAATTGGGAAAGGGATTGGTAATGTGCCTGATGCATCCACTCTTCCACGCAAGTCAATACTTGGGAGATGATTTCCGCTCCATGTGTATAGACAGCGCTACACATCTGTACGGCGGAAGCGCCGGCCAATAGACATTTAACGACATCTTCCCAATCATGCACACCGGTAGAGGAAGCGATACTGATTCCCGGGATCTTTCCGGATACGATAGCCGTCCAGCGAATCGTGTCACTCAAATCGGAATGATTGCTAAATACATTACCCGAAACGATCTGCATATTATTAATGTCGATATCCGGCTGGTAGAAACGATTGAATAGCACGACACCATCAGCACCGTTTACTTTCAACAAATTAACCAGTGAAGGAATATTGCTGTAATTCTTTCCGATCTTCATGATAACCGGAATCGATACGGTTTCTTTTACCTTGCGGATGATACTGACATACGTATCCCGGATACTCTCGAAATCTTCGGTCAGTTCGGTTTCCATGAAGAACACGTTCAATTCCAAAGCGTCCGCTCCCGCTAACTCAATTTGGCGGGCAAAGTCGATCCAAGCGTCCGCCTTATAGCAATTGATGCTGGCGATAATGGGGATCGTACATAATTCCTTGCTCTTCTTGATCAGTTCCAGATAATCATTTACTTGATTCGCTTTTACATAACCACGGATATAATCCGCCGCTTCGGGGTAATCGGAGTCTTGCATCAAAGCCTCGCTCTGCATCTCGATCTGCTCTTCGAAAAGAGATTTCAATACGATAGCTCCAGCGCCTGCTTTCTCAAAATCCCTGTTACGTTCCGCCTTATTGGTGAGTCCGGAGCTCCCTACGATAATCGGATTGCGAAGTGTTAACCCCGCGTATTGGGTTTTAATGTCAATCATGTTGCCTATATTTAGATTTAATAATTACTTTAATATTCCCGTTCGCCAAAGATACTGGTACCCACCCGTATCAAGGAGCTTCCTTCTTGGATAGCGATCGGGTAATCGTGGCTCATCCCCATGGATATCTCCTTGAAATCGACATTATCTTTACAGAGCGTCTCTTTCAGTTCGATAAATAAATCATGGATATTGCGGAATTCTTCCCGTATCAACCCCGTATCATCGGTATTGGTAGCCATGCCCATCAATCCGCAAATACGAATATGCTGGAATTCGGCCAAGGACTCGTCACGCAACAACTCCTTGCATTCCTCAGGACTGAGTCCGTGCTTGGATTCCTCTTGCGCCACATGGATCTCCAATAATACCCGGATCGTGCGGTCGTGTTTTTTCGCTTGTTTATTCACCTCAGCCAAAAGCTTCAAGGAGTCTATGCTATGGATCAAATGAATAAAAGGAGCGATATCTTTTACCTTATTGCTTTGTAACGGGCCGATAAAATGCCATTCGATATCCTCAGGTAGTACTTTTTGCTTGGCGCTCAGTTCCTGTGCCCTGCTTTCGCCAAACACCCGCTGTCCGGCGTTGTAAGCCTCCCATAGAGCTTCCACCGGGTGAAACTTAGAGACGGCAACCAACGTCACCCCTTGCGGGAGCGACGTTTTCAGTTGTACTATGTTTTGAGCGATACGCATGTTTTTATCCTCTTTGTTCAGCTTGTTGTTTTTGCTCCGCTATCAGTTCCTCGCCACTTTTCTTCTCGCCGGGAATACTGTTCGCGTCGAATGGGAATACATCCATCAACTGGGTTTCCGTTACCGAGGCGATGGTATAATCCGCCAATGTACCCTTCATTCCATCTTCCAATACGGCGATGGCCTCTTTCAGCGTAGTGGCTTGGGCAAGCATTTGTGCGGCGGTTTTCTTTTCCGCTCCGCTCTTCTCGTCCAACGTGATAAAATAAACCTTGATCTTATAGAACCGATCACCATTCTCGTTGAAGAATAATTCGGATAAACGAGCTCGTTTGATGTCTGTTACCGTGAATTCACCCGTGATGAAGGGGCGGATCTCCTCGATGATGCGAGCTTCCGCTTCCGTAAAAGACAGGGCGTCTACCAAGTAAGGCTCGGTTACTTTTTTCTGCATGCCATTTTCCAGCATTTTCTCGTAAGAGACCTTACATTCAAACCAATTGTGCATTGCCATAATCAATCCTCCTTCTTATACCAGCTTGGTTTAACCTGTGTAAGTTCCCACTTTATATAATCCTCGGCAGTCCAATCGTCGAAGCAAATATCCACTTCTCCATCTTTGGGGTAAGGACATAGGGTGTATTCCAAAGGATTGTACCCATTCTCTAATTTAAACTGCTCTATTACGTTCAACACATTTTTATCAGTTGTTACCATCGTAATCTCTTCCGGGGCTACAGGACCACACACTTCTGAATGTTTACCCAATACTTCACCGAAATACACCTCAAGTTCATGTTCTACAAGGTAATCTATATGCTCTTTTTCGGCAATAAACAACCCTTCAAGACTACCGCTTCTTCCGTAGTCAAAATTCATTTTAAACAGTGCTTTCATAAATCAGTCCTCCTCTTGTTTCGCTAATTTTCTAACCAATTCTTTATTCCATCCTTGGATAAATCCGTTTTCGTCAATATCCATGATGATGTAATCGCCGTAGCCATTATCTTTAGGACACATAACTTTAGGAACATACCCATCGTAAGATTCAATGACATCCATGTCTTTATCAAGAATATCGCACTGAAAATCATCGCATACTTTATAATGAACGTCAGCATTAAACCCATTCTCCCAATTGATGATCTTCCCTGTTTCAATGTCAATGAGCGGTCGCCAACGATAATTTTGCCCAATTAAGATATGATTCTTGTCACCTATAAATTCGGCACAAGGGATAGTTGGCGGATTTTCAATATCGCTTACTCCGTTTATTTTTGCGTCCTCCCAATAACGTACACCTGCATCTACTTTCAAGTATATTGCTTCAAATTGGGTTGGTTTGTTGATTATCAATTTCATATCCTTAATATTTAATGTTGTATTTTCTCCTTTCAAATTGTGGGACATACCCCTTACAAGGGGTGTTCCCGTCAAGTAAGACCGATTCCGGCCTTACAGTTTCCCCATCTTTTTTAGACGGGTCTTTCCAATGCTTTTGTCGTTGATGACAGAGGCAATGTCTTTTAAAGCAAGCCTCATTGAGGCAGTATTTAAGATCTCTCATTATCGTATATCTTATAGGTTTCCAGCTTCTTGACCTCCTTTTTAAGGAGTCTGGCCGCATCCATGTATTTGACGCTGCCATAAGGAGCGGTAATAATAATGTTTGCATGCCTCACGATCTTATTGATAAGGTAATTTGGAGGCCTGTCGCTTTTTCTCATGACTAAAAATTAGATAGGTTTCTCATGAAATCGTATTCTGATATCCCCCGAAGGAATACCGAGAAAAGCACGTCCTTCACACGCTCGTAGAGATCCATGAACTCGGCCTCGTCCATCTTGTCGAAGGCTATCGACTTCGGGATCTCTATCCATTCCTTACGTGATATACTATAGGCCGTATCGCAATGCCCGGCGGCGATCTCTACAGTCTTCCGGAAGCACTCCACGCTCTCCTTGAAATGCGCCGTGGTCTTCTCGTTCTGGTAAGACCATGCGCAATTTATCAAGGCGAAATACTTCCTATGGAAATCTATGTTCCGTGCCAGCGTTATCTTGGCCTTGTAGATCTTGCCTAGCTTGAGCTTTTTCTTCTCGTCATAGTCGGAATCATAGCATGGCCTCAATCCGCTGGCGGTGTTGAGCAAGTATAGTTCCATGATTAAAAGGGGAGATCCGAATCATCGACCGATGGGGCGTTGTTGATATCCTCCGGTGAGGGGATGTTGTTCTTGAACGTGGATTCCATCAAGTCACCTATGCCGTAATAAACACCTTCCTTTCGCTCCTCTTTCCTTGGGGCGCAAGACACATAATGCGTATAGGTGCGGTTGTCGAACGTGACAGGCTCTTTTTTCTCCCCGATCGAGATATTGAGGAAGATCTTCTCTCCCTTGGCCGTCATTACTTTTTTCATCAACTCCTTCGGTATGTCGCTCAAGCAGATTGAGCCGTATAAATTCGCCATAATGTTTATGATTTTAAATTTTAGATTTATAAGCGGGGCGGTCGGTTATTCGCTACGGCGGGGGTAACCACCGTCCCCGCGGCCCGGCGCGCGCGGGGTT